GTAGAGTAATGAGGCCAAGTCATATTGTACTTAACTTCGACATCCTGCATGGTATTGATATCAGCACTTTCAAGCCATTCGCTTTCCATGTCAGCATCTCTATAGAAATTATCACGGAAATCTTCTTCTGCGTCGTCATACCATGGACTGATTTGATCTTCTGAGACTTTGGCGGCTGCGTTTCTATAATCTTCTTTAGAAGGATCAGGGTAATCTCCGCTTTCGTTGGCTTCTACTTCTAATATACCAAACACATCACTGGGAGCGGCATTATAGCGCAACCAATCATAGATCATTTCTTCTTTATCTGTTGCCCAACGATCGTCGATGTGTTCACCTAACCATTCAATATAATCCTCCTGCATTTTTTCGCGAAGTCTCTCTACATCTCTGCGACTATTAAAATCACCGTCATAGAAGAAATCAAAAGCATCTTGAATACTGTTTACGCTTTGATCTTGGTCGTAGTCTGTTTCGCGATAGTCATCGTCATAGTCATCATCGCCTTGGTTTGCACCAGGAACAATCATTTCAAATTCCATGCCAGCTTGTGCGTTAATGTCTGCCGCAAGACTGCGTAAGCCAGCAGGGCTCATATTAATTTCATTAATGATCTGTTCAAATATTTCTTTGTATTTCATTTTTTATGCTTTAAATGATTAATACGACGCTCTTGCTTCTCTACCCATTCTTTACTGGGTCTACCATCACCTTTAAAGTACACCAAAGGGCGGCCTTCTTTTTTACTTACTATGGCCCAACGCTTGTGTATCTTACGAAGGTATTCTAATAGGTTAGCGGCTTCTTCGTCAAGATTGTATTCTTCGCTGTCGGAAATTTGTTTTAGTTTATTTTGCTTTAGCCAGGCTTGATATTCTGCTGGACTTCTAAATCTTTTATCTACAGTTGGTCGTCCATTTTTATCTTTAGTTTTATCAAACCAAGTACGTTGTTTTGCCAGTGTAGTAGGATCTTGAGCATTTTCATCGCCAGCAAAGTAATCACGCATAGTGGCTAGGCTTGCTTCGTCTACTTCAGTTGTTAGTTTAGCTGGGGCATAAAATGGTAATGCGTGTTTGCCTAACAACTTAGCACTTAGAATATCAACAACATCTAATTTACCCTTAGACTTTAACATTCCAATTAAAACTGCCGGACCTTTAGTTTGTAATAATGTTAATAATTCTTTTTTATATGCTCCTGCTAATGCAACGCTTGCCCCTGCGGCCGGACCGGCTACAGCACCAGTCAATACTCCTGCTACAGTAGATAATCCATAGGAAACTATGTCCTTAAACTGAGTTAACATTGCTTCATTTTCTTCTGGAGTAACAGGTTGATTATTGGCATGCTTTTTCATCACATCAATCATTAGAGATGTTTCTTTTGCTTCTTTTCTTGCTTTGTTAAGAGCATTGCTTACAATAATTTTTGCAACTGTTGGAAACACTGAATAAAGGTTAGCTATCATTCCTGGATCTATTTCATTGATAGTTTCTTCATCAATAGTTTGTTCACTGATCACTGTCCATAAAGCGTCGTGAAGTTTTTTTAAACTTGATGAATCTTCCGCTACATCTTTCTTAGCAAAGCTAGAATTTTGAAAACTACCTTCAATGAACCATTCCATGTCATCATCATTTACTTTACAGTTTAATACATGAACACTAAAGCCTTGATCATCTAACCATGCCTGTGCTTCTTGAATCATTTCTTGTTTAGAAATGGTGCCGCTTACATCTAAATCGTTCCACCAACCATCACCGACTAAGTCAGTCATTTGATCGTCAGTGTACCAACGTCCTGATTCACCGCCACCATTGCCAGGAGCAAATTCATTTAGGCCTTGTTCTTTTACACTGACAACATCAATGCCTTTTGATTTTAACTTATCCCATACTTGTGATTGATTAGTAGCTTTGATAGTTTTAGTAACATTTCTATCTGTTTTTTTACTGTAGTAAACAACTGTAAATGTTTTTTGACTACTGTCTTCCGCCACACCTTCGGTAACTGCTAGTCGCTTGTCGAATATTTGTTTAATCTTATCTAATTGTCTGCTCTGGGGATACAAGTCTTGTAGTATAGTTAACTTAGTTTTGTCATCAGCACCGCTGTACAATTCTCTAACTTGACTGCCGCTGTACACTGGATTACCAGCAATAGTGAAATCATGTTTCTTAGTTACTAACACATAGGCATGTTTGCTGAATGGTTCTGCGCTTTGTATACCCTGCCATGGTTGATAATAACTTACATCAGTGGTCTTCATTGGATCACGTTCACTGCGAACAATTACCAATACATCCTTTTCTGGATTGAACTGCTTTAATGCTTCCAAAGGATTTAAAGGAGTGCTGGTTACTTTTCTGCCATTGTCATTGACATAGCTCATTGTGCCTACTTGGATAAATGGATCAACTACGCCTGCTTGTTTGGCAAGGAATTGTTTTTCTTTAAATTCAAATGGACGTTCGCTGGTTACATTACTGGCAGCAACAAAGAAATATGCTCCAGGAAAAGCTGCCTTAGCTTCTCTATAACTGCTGGCATGTCCTTCATGAAAGGGCTGAAAGCCGCCGCCATAGACAACTATAATGTTTGGTTGTTTAACTTCTAATAATCTCATTTTATAATTATCCTGTATGTGCCGCTATTTGTTTACAAAGCGCAAAAAATATATCATCTGGCCAATCTTTCTTAAACATATTTACACGATATGTAACATACCTAATATTACCATGTATATAACCCTGCTTAGAATCTATTCTATCTAAACTGGCTTGATTTGGATTAGCCGCACCCGCTGGAACAAAAGGTACTCCTGTTAAAGCGCATTTCCATCCTTGTTCATTAATAACAGTCCATGCATCGGCTGCTGTTATATTCACAGGAAAGCCTTTTCTTTTAGCTTCATATGTTTGTCTACTGTATACGCGACTCCAAGTAGAGTGTAATTGATTTGAACTATCATAACCAGGCAATTGTTTTGCATTAGATTTTTTAGCTTTGGCAATGTCTAATTCATTTATTCTCATTAACGTCTTACTTTCAAAAAGTTCTCACGACTGAATTCTAATCTGTCTACAATCTTAACCGCTTCTGTGCCGCCTGTACCCAAGTGATCGACAATGACTACACCTTCTTCTGGCTTAACATCAAAGCTGCCATCGGGTCTGGCAATGAATGTATCTATTTGACGAATGTTAGCGTAATGTCGTTGTAATATATCTTTAACACTCTGTATACCCAGGAATAAAAAGTAAACATTGGTAATACTTTCTTCGTGCTGCCTGACAAATTTCAATGCTTCTTCCTGTGCTTGGCGTTTACGATCTTGTCCTGCCTGTGTTTTTAGTTTAGCAATATCCGCTGTTAGTCGTTCTTCTAAACGTCCAACAAATTGACTAACATACACATCAGCCTGATCCATTAAGCCACTACGCACCATTTTGTTTACGTCAATTTTAATTAAGTCTCTAATGCCGTGTCCAGCAATACTGGCTTCTAACCATTGGAATGTTTCTTTGCCTATACCCTGTAAGAAACTTGTTAGTTCTGTAATAGAATGCTCTAAGCTATATGTTTCTTCCCTAGTCAATGTCACGCTGCCACTAACGTCTTTAAGGCTAGCGTCTCTGTAATATACAAATGGACTAGATCCTAGTTCGCTGGTATCAGCACCAAATCTAGCCTGCATGTCACTGACACTAGAACCTTCGTAGGTTGTATGGAACACAACACCTACTTTAACTTTGCTCATACGCTGTGCCAATTGACTGTCAGCAGGCACAGCATAAGTTAATAAGTTAGGCTTGAATGTCCAATAGTTCTCTCCGTCAATTTGTTGGAAGCCGCTGTCGCCATCTCCCTGTGTCCATAATAAATCACCTTGAAGAATTTTATCTCCAAAGTTTAAATCTTTTAAGTAGTTAAATGCTACCTTTAGTTTACTTCTTAATCCACTATAGTCTACTTTTTTACCGTCTTTGCTGGTCTTGTCTGGCTTAATACGATCAATGTCTGATGCTTTGTAAATTCTATTATCTTTAGTGCCAGCAAAGATACCTTTGTCTCCCATGACAAACTGGCCTGATTCAGGATCAGTGCCCACAAATATAGCAGGACTGCCATCCCATTTTTTAGTGGCAAAGTAGCGACCGTCGGTGTGCCCATGTAACAGGCCAGCGGCACCTTGTAAGTAATTTATGGCTTCAACTGCACCTTGAAAACCTCTGTTCCAGATTTCATCATCCAAGTGTTCTAGGTGTGTGTTTTTGCCTTCTACTGTTTCGACAAGTTGTTGTATCTTCATATAGTTAGTATTTATTAGAAATAAACATTTAATTGAAATAAATTATAGTCGCAAAACACCCGCCTGGGTATGCGCTGTATATGAGAACATGTTTAAAACTTGCTTCGTAGTTTTAAAATACCACCAGCTCTTCTGGACTTTTCGATGATGTTCATTGAATCTTTGTCAAACATATCTATATAGGGAAACAATGTAGTTTTCTTGTCCAAATATTCAAAATTCTTATTGTGTATTTTATGATTGTATTCAGTGATTGATGAAATTTCTTTTTGAAACATTCTTAATTCACGCTCTGACAAATTTGATAATCGCTTCATTTCAGAAATTACAGCTTCGAATCTTAATTTGGGATCTTCTATACTATCATAACTTTCATCAATGATTGGATTGAATGTTTGATAGCCCAAATCAGTTAAATATCTCAGAAAATATGGCACACCAATGATAATAAAAGGATGCTTGTGTGCAATAGATTTATATGTTTTCTCCGTTATAGATATTTCATTTTCATCAAATCGTGTTTCACAGATTATACTAATATGAGATCTTTCATGTAATGCTGTGAGTGCCTTAGATGAAGTTACTTGTAAGTTTGAATTTATAGTATCATAATTGTTATCCAGGACAAATTCTCTATCTAACCATTCCAGATAGTTGGCTTTTTGCTGATCAGACACATATTTTGATAATAATAATGATTGTTTAAAATTGCTACCTTCACAATTAGGAAAAAAACTTACCAAGGATCTATCTAATAAATTTTCTTCAATTATCCTGCCAACTAACATTGTCCTATGTATCTTATGACGTCTGTTCAATGTCAGAAATAACTTATCTTTTTTAACATTATGTTGAATGGCCTGACTATGTATGGAATTACATTGATGTATGAAATTTAGATGTTTTAGCGTATTTGGTACTGCTTTGATATTTAATTTTTCGTCAGCATAGCAAATATTTGTCAAATCATAATATGGTCTGACTTCTTTAACAATTTTATATAATATTTTATTAAAGTTAATTGATCCTTCTTCTTGCATGGTAAAGACAACATGGTCTTTTTTATTGTTATAACCTAATTTTTCTATTTTTAAAAATAAGGAATCAATGAAATTTAGAGAATCGTACAATTCATTTTGTACATATGCAACGTGAATCCTAATTACATAAATGTTATTCTCTGTATTGTCAATTGAAAATTTATAATTTCTATTAATTCTGATAGAAATGCTTTGAGAACCATTATATATACGTTCTGTGGTTAATTCGTCGATCCCGTCTATATAGGCACCATTGATGATTTTCATCAATTATTTATTAGAAAACCATTCTACAAATGCAGTTTGTCCTGCTAGTAGCGCATCTTCCCACGTAGCACCAGCTTCACCGTCAGCATTATCGCTGACCCACTTGCGGCTGATCCAAGGTATTTTAACATGATCACAGACTTTGGCAATACTCCAAAGTTCCATGTCCACTAAGTCACAATGCTCCAGTGTCCAAGCATCTGGATCAGTGACAAAGTTATTACCACTTCCCACTCTGACTCCAACTTCTTCACTGTGATAGTATAAAGTATTTTCACCCAGCATATATCCACGTTCCCGTAGCGGACTACAATCAGCATCACGTTGACATACACTGGCCACACTGTTTAATCCAGTAATACCTTTTAAACTGCCAGCACTGCCATAGTTGATAACTAACTTGGGTCTGTGCTGCATGATTGCTAATGTAGCATTCATTGCGGCATTTGATACACCCACACCTGTATAAACCACAGGCGCATCCACTAAATTCTTATCTAATTCTTCGGGTAGTGCCACTAATATTAATGTTTTCATTTTTCTACGAATGCTCTTTCTATTACAAATGTTCCTGGCTCACGTATGCTGCCTTCTTTCATGCCTTGTGATCTACACCAATCACTGACTTGATGATTAAATTCTAAATTACCACAGACCATGATTTTATCTGTGCTGACATCTACTGGCAAATGATGATGAGCAAGTTGCGTGGTAATCCTGTGTTCGCCATTGCCAGTAAGTATAGGATGATATTCCAATACACTATCAACCATTTCGTGTAATTCTCCGTCCTGGGGATGAAGTTTAAATGCTGTGGCTAAGTCTGTATTATACGCTAAATCTGAACTATGTCTAACACTATGGACAACATGAATTTTTGTCCAATTTTCCAGTGTTTCTAAATCACGGATCAAACTCATGAAAGGAGCAAGTCCAGTGCCAGTGGCCAACATCCATAGTTCGCCTCCGGGAGTTAATGCGCTGTTTACCAATGTTCCTGTACATTTGGGCATGATGACAACTTCACTGCCGACTTCTACGTGCTGAAGTTTGCTGGTTAATTCACCGTCTTGTATTTTAATGCTGAGAAATTCCAGTTCCTCACTCCAAGGCGGGCTTACAATACTGTATGCTCTAACAACTCTCTTGCCGTCAATGATCAAACCAATCATAGCAAATTCGCCGGCAACAAATCTAAATGCTGTATTTCGGGTGGATTTAAAACTAAATGTACGATCACTCCAGTGATGCACCCATGTGACTTTTTCTGTAAACATAATATCCAAAATTAATGCTCACTTTAAATATTACCTGGCGTAGTAACATTTTAGGCAGCAGCCGCCTACACTCTTATAACGCAAAGGTCCTAAGGTAGAGTGTTAATGATATTTATAGTCTAAGACTCTTACGAATCTTAGTAGCACTGATGTCGGTGATAGATTCATCGAATGTTTCTTCGCCGCTGGTGTATCCTACACCACGACCCCAGCCAATGTGTACAATGTTTGGAACTACTTGAATTTCATACTGTCCTTGGTACAACATATCCAAGTCTCGACGAATAAAGCCTTTGACTTTTTCAACTTCAAAAGGATTGCTGCCTTGCCAGCCTTGTACATCACGCACCTGAATAATGACTTGTCCGGTTTTGGCCAGTAATCTTTCAAACAAGGCTCGATGGCCAGGATGCCATGGTTGCCAACGACCCAACATCTGCACAGTTTCTTTTTTCCAATCAAACACAGGACGTCTACGATTGTCTATAATATGTGCGGCAACAAATTCACCCCACTTAACAGCATTTTGTTCGGTGATTCTAAAATCATATTGCTCTGGAGGAATAAAAGCTTTGTTAGTATCTTCGTAACGACCTTTATCAATGGTATCAACCCATACAGTCCAATCTGCTTTAAAGTTGTTACGCATCTCAACTAAAGGTGCAACAAAGTCACAGATAACATAATCTACATCAGTCATTGCATCTGCTAGTTCACGCATACGCAGACTTTGACGAATACGTCCTGCTTCACTGAAATCCCAGTCGTTGTATTTTTTGCGTACATCGTCAGCATTAAGCCAGCCCACACGTTTTTTATCTGCTTGTAAGTGATCCACAATATGCTGTGCCAGATATGTTTTGCCGGCTCCAGGCAAGCCCATGATTAAGATACGTTGTGTCATAATTTATGTTCCTTTTAATATGTTTAAAAATTTATCAGTTTTTTCTGTTTTAATACCAGTAATTTGTAATGTGGCTCTTGGTACATGCCCTGCGTTTGCTGTACTATGCGGAACATTTAACCAATCAAATGTTGACACATCTCCGGCTAGCCAGCCACTCCACATATAATTACCATAACTCCAAAAATGCCCTTGTTGCCAATTTGTTAATTGTACAAAATAACGCACAACTTGCGTGGGATCAGCAGGCATCCATTTTTCTAATTTATCCAAATGTAGATTCCATACTTGTCCAGGCCTTTGTACATGAATACGGGCCATGCTTTTTTCTAATCCAAATTGATCAGCAATACTTTGAAACAATGAGGGCAATTCATAGCTTAGATTTGTTACAATATAATCCTTGCCCATGCCTATTCTTTCTAAGTCATATTCTTCTCTGTCGTAGTCTAAATCAGGACGAGCCAATGGATCATTTTCTTTGCCACGTGTTCTCCATGTCACAGGTTTTGAATTTTCAATGACTGATTGTAATTCATCATTCCAATTGGATTGTATATTTCCTAGATGAAGAACTGTGTCCCATCTTGGATCTATTGTTGAGTTGTCAAAATGATATTGACTTCTTTGTCGTGTTATGGCCCAGTCGCTGTTCATATTACTTTTACCCTTACATCTGATTGTACGTAGTCCTGATAATCTTTAACAGGAATTTCGATGTTTAATGCCCGACTCAATTCTTTATTGTCAGTGACATAGCTACCATCATATTTCCACCAAGCAGCCAGAATGCCTTTATTTTGTTGTTTGATAATTGTAGCCATTGTTTTTAAATCTACATAATATTCATGATACAGTGGATACGTGATATCGAAATGTCCACATTTGACCCACCATCCCAAGCAACTGTCGTCATTGCGATGTACAAGAATTAAAGGACATTCGGGCCAATTCTTTTTAATAAATTCAATGTGATTTGAAAATATATGACTTTTGATAATTCTAATTCCCCGACCTGTGAATTCTCGATCGAATATTTGTTCTAATTCTTCTCGTGTAAATTGTTCTAAATTGTCAGGTAAATTAGATTCCATGCCTGGATCAAAATATGCACCCATGTGCATCAGATCTTTAACACCAGTGTCACCTGCGTCATGATAGTATGTACGTGCTTCGCTATAGTCTGTGCGATCTATGTCTGCGCTGTAGTAAATATTTTTAACTACACTGCTCCATTTACTGCCTGGGGCACCGGCTACAAATATGTATTTCATAATGATTTAATTAAGTCTAGTATGTATTCTCTGGTATGTGTATTTACTGATCTTTCCGGATGCCAGCCTATACCAAGCTGACGATTTTCTTTGTGTACTGCTAATTCAATTACGCCATTTGAATCTACTTGTAATACTTCGAATCCCGGCGCAAGTCTATCAATACATATAGTATGATGACAGGTTACTTCAAATTCAGGCAGTTGAATTCTAACATTGTCATAGGGTTCTTCCATTAACCTTACTGTACCGCCTTGTTCCAGATTAAGAAAATGACTGCCTCTGCAGATGCCTATTAGTGGTGTGCGTGATATTAAGCATTGACGAATTAACTTATGTTCAAATTCGTCACGTAAAGGATATACATTGTCACGCCAAGTTTTGAATTTAACTGTATCATTTCCACCAGTGAGTACAATTAAATCAAATTCATCTGTATTGGGTTCTGTGCCATGACATGACAGCGGAACAATTTCATGCCCTGCAAATATATCATACCATTCATGATTAATAGCCGCATGCCACGTGTCACGTAGCACACGGGTCATTTCCATGCTAATACCTATTTTCATTGGTTAGGGTTAATTCTACGAGCAATTGGTTGCCATGTCTGTTGCAGGCGTACCATGCTGGCTCTAACACCTGCGGCACTGTGTTCAGCTGGAGTAATGTACATCATGTTTTCTTTGAATTTGGCGCCAGCTTCGGCACTGCGAATTGCTGGTACAAATTGATCACGATACCAAGCTTGTATTTCAACTGGCGTGCCAGGTGGCAATGCCATGTTCCAGCAGCCGTGAATACTTAATCCAGGCGCGGCCTTGCTCATCAAAGGAATGTGCTCAAGTCCTGGAAGAGTACGTGTATCTGCAATACCAATAAACTTTAGCTTGCCTGCTTGTACATGCGGATAACCCACTGCCACAGGAGTTACGCCAAATTCTACATGTCCGCCCATGACGTCTAATAGTGCCTGCGCAGGACCTTTATACATTACAGTTTGTAAGTTATCAGTACCGGGTAGACTTACTTTATCTACAAGATATTCAACTGCTAGTTTGTGACCGCCGCCACCAATGGCCACTGTCAGTTTTTGTCGATTACGAATGGCAGCTACAAATTCTTCGGGCGTGTTAATCTTGCTGTCAGGATGTGCCCAGAATGCCAATGGACTGCGAGCAATGTTGGCAATGGGTTCCAGATCCATGGGATTATATTTGATCATGTTTGAATACCAAATTTCAGGTGTAACCCAGTTGCTTTGGCAAGCAGGTACTGAAATAGTGTGTCCATCACGTGGAACAGTTACAAAGTGATTAATGGCTATGTTACCATCTGCTCCTGGCCTGTATTCAGGCACAAATTTTGCTCCAGTTTGTTTTTCTACAATTTCAGCTACAATGCGGAATGAGATTTCGTTGCCAGCGCCAGGCCCGTTGGGGAATATAACGGTGACGGGTTTAGTGGGTTGCCATGCCAGAGCCAATGCTGGAATTAAAGTGGCAAATAAAGCAGTTAATTTTTTCATTTAATTTAGAATATCGTTGATATATAGTATAGCAAAACTTCTTATCTTGCCAATTATTTATACAGATAGTCAAAAAATTACTATGAACACAAAAATTTTCACTCTTTTACAAAAAAATTTACAACTTGCGTTTAATTTACCCAAGTACGCAAAAATTTCTTTAGACGAAGATACTATTGTACAGGACTTACCATGGACACCTGCTCGCTATAGCAAGTTTAAAGATGCTGTAGAAGCAGAACTACATTTACCCTGCGAATATCGCGGGACACTAAAAGAGATTACCTCTGATCTAAGTGAACGATATATCAATCGTTTCTTTGGTGAGATTTGGAAACCACGTACCGGCGACTATGAACATACCGGTTGGGAATTGGCTGATGAAGTTAATAAATTGAATCCTGAAAAGGTTCTAGATGTGGGCTGTGGATATCATCCTTTTAAAGGACGTATACAAAATATCATAGGTATTGATCCGTACAACAATCATGCTGACTATGAAGTTGATATTTTAGACTACAAAGTAAAGCCAGAATCGCACGATGTTATACTAGCGTTAGGCAGTATTAACTTTAACAGCAAAGATGAAATTGAAGCAAGATTCAGTCATTGTGTTGATTTATTAAAGCCGGGCGGCAAGTTCTTCTTACGTGCCAACCCAGGTATTCCACACAAGACAGGTCCGTATGTAGATATATTCCCATGGACATTTGAAATAGTAAGTGAATTTTCAGGCAAATATAACCTAACGTTAGATACCTTTAGGAAGGATGCCAACGATAGATTGTATTTTGTATATACTAAACTTTAATCTTTAGTCTTACACTTGGCACGTTTGGCATTTGTTAACGCACCATAATCCACTGCCCATTCTGCGCCAGGATTTAATTCTTTAGCACCTGCAGGAAACTTATATTGTACACCTGCCTGTGTTTGAATTTGACTAATAGGTAAACGGAATTTAGTTAAATCATTGCCTAAGTTAACATAGGGTTTAGTGTGCGGAAAACTCCAACCAGCAATTTCTTTTGTAGCATTGTTAATTACAATCTTATAGTAACCATGCGGGACAATTACGCCAGCACCAATTGTTTCATCACCAGCGCCATAGAATGCGCCAACGTATATGGTAAAAGGCTGGTTGCGTTGTACTGCCCAACCTCTGATAGACGTCTCTAATAACTTCCATATTCCCCTGTTTAAAGAGCCGTGCTGAGGATACATGTTTGTCATTAAAAAACTTTCGTACTCGACAATCTCACTCCATGATAAATCACCATCCGGAGCGGCATGTCCTTTGTCATAGCCTGTGCCAGCATAGTCATCTGGCTTGGCACCACCTTGTACTGATTTGTCTGCTACGAACGCATTTGTACGTGGCCAGCATCCTAGTGCGTTTTGTGGTAATAATGTGTATGCTACGTAAACAGGAATCTTTGCAGGAGCGTCATAAGCAACTAGATATGCTTCGCGACAAATAGGCAGTGCTGTTCGTTGAGTGGCAGCAAAACCATATGGGCTATGCGGTTGACATTGTTGTGGAGGCAAAGGAGCACGTTGTTCCCACGCAAATACTTGTATACTTACAAGCATTAAAAGTCCTGATATTATTCTTTTCATTGTTATTTCCATATCACCATTTTGAATCGTTCATTTGGTACTCCAAAGTAATTACACTTCCAATCGCTTTGTGCAAAAAAATCTAAATGGTGCCATTTCTCTTTGTATTTAACCAAATGATTCGCTGCATCTTCCCAATCTATATTTTGTAATACAGGTTCAATTTCTAATTTAATTGCAGATATCTCGTCGTAGTTAAAACTATCCCATTCCCAATGTAATACTTCAAAAGAATTTCCAGATCTATCTACATAATCCATGCTAAAATCCAAGCCCCACTTTGCTCGTATAGCGATAATTTTATAAATTAAAGGAAGTTTTTCAGCCCAGTATTGTAATTGTTCCAGTGCGTCATCTGCATAGGCTTTGCGTTCAAATAGACTGCTGTGATTTAATACACTACCTTCTATTTTAGTAAATTGTGTATACCAATCTTTTTTAATGGCAAATCTGTGTTCGCGTTGTTTTTTGGGTTTAGTGTAATTGCCATAGGCAAAATGCTGTTCTAATTGTGTTAAATCGTAGCCATTTTGATCAAACAATTCTAAGTCCTCGTATGTGGGTTCATATAGCAATTTGGCTATTGGATTACGCCAATAACCATCTGGATTAAATGTGTTGTCCGACAAATTAATAGCCATAAAAAAACTCCGCTATTTTTATTTAGCGGAGTTTAATTTAAGAAATCTAATTATTTCTTAGTAGTAGCTTGATAAGCCTTCATCACGCCTTCACCGAACTTGGTGTAGTCAAATTTCATAGCATTTTGCATTGCTTTAGTTGTTTCACTGGCCAATGTTGTGAATGTGTCCATACCAACTTTGGCAGCTTTCTTTGTGTATTCAGCTTGTGCATCAATGAACTCATTCATTGCTGTGGCCGCTGTTTCGTTTTGAACAAATGTCTTAACGAATTGTTTCTTTGCACCTTGAACGGTGTCAACTGTTGAATCTACTGTAAACATAATTTTCTCCTTAATGTAAGCAAGTAATAAAATAGCTCTATCTTAGACGCTATGTGTTTATTATAACATTATTTATGCGGCAGCGCAACATTTTTCTTATACTTTATTAGTGTTTGATCACTAATTCCTACTTTTAATTAATTTGAAAAGTTTATAGTAATAAGCAAATTGAATTGGATAATGTTCAAAGTCGGGCAATTCTCCAAACTCTGCTTCCATTGCTGAATATAATTCTAATGCTTGCTGATCAGTCATTTAACAATTCCCGCAATTTGAAACTGGCAAGATTTTTACCCTTGCTTTCGCACATAATGTCAGCCCAAGTATTATGTGTTAACGCCCATTTGTTAACTTCGTCATTCCAATAGAAGTTACTATGAGCTCTAAGTTTACCTTTTTTGTAGCCATTTTCCATTAACGGAATAAGAGCGGGACGTTCGTGTCCGGTATGGCCGACAAGTACATCTTCACGGCTGACGGAGTAATGTATAACAGGCCTAACACCACGCCAACTATCAATAACTTTTTTAATGCGTTCATCATTGTTCTCAATATATTCTCCTGTTTTAATCCAATGGTGGTGTATGTCTAGCACCAAAGCGAGATCTTTGGCAAGTTCGAGAGTGTCGTCGAGCCCCCATGTGATTTCTTCGTTTTCAATAGTGATTGTATTACGGGCTTCGGGAGACATACGTTGTAATGCTCTTCGTATACCCTTAGGGCCGGCTCTACCTGCAATGTGTACATTG